AAATACATGATGCAAAAAATAAAATGCATTCAATGCTTGAAGAATTAAAATCAGATTACATTGTTGTTGAAGGTGCAGTATTTGTTAAATCAGCAGATGCTGTAATTAAACTGTCATATGTTTATGGAGTTGTTATAGCAGAGTTAATGTCTACTGGAGCAAAGGTTATTACAATAGCCCCCTCTGCTTGGCAGGCATACATAGGCAACAAGAACCCTACAAAGGAAGAGAAACAGGCAATAAGGACATTGAATCCAGGTTATGCAGATTCCTGGTATCAAAACAAATTAAGAAATATGAGAAAGCAGAGAACTGCTGACTACTTTAACAGGAAGTATAATTTAAATGTGGTGGATTTTGACGTTGCAGATAGTTTTGGTATTGCACATTATGCTAACAAAGTACTAACAGAGCGATGAAGTTATACCAAAGTAAAGATTGGTTACATAGAAGATATGTAATTCAAAAGAAAACTATAACAGAAATTGCCGAAGAATGTAAAGTCTCTGCTATGACTATTCAGAGATACTTAGACCAGTTTGGATTAATTAAAAAACGATGAGCAAAGACATATGGCTAGGAGCCAATAAAGAAACAGCTGGAGACCTTATATTAACAGGATACTATGGCCCATTAAAAGATATGCCAGTTTATGATGAGGTTAAATCATTATTTGGAAGCGGATCTACAGCGTTAGATTTTGGTTGTGGGGTGGGAAGAAACTCCGTAGCACTTGCAAAAACGTATGACAAGGTAATCTCTTTTGATCTTCCTAACATGATTGATTTGGTGCCAGAAGAAAATAAGCTTAGCAATATAGCATACACGTTTGACTGGGAACTTGTAAAAACATTTAAGTTTGATACAGCATTGGCAAGCCTTGTATTCCAGCATATTGAGGACTCTGAGCTAAATTCCTATTTAAATGATTTGTCTCAAATAGCGGACAGATTAGTTTTACATAGCCGAACATGGATTGATCATTCTGCGTCTCAGGTATTGCCAATTGTGGAAAAATATTTTATAATTGACACAATAGAGTATTCAAGAGATCCCAATAATTCTATTGATGATCATTTTATTGCAACTTTAAATAAAAAGGTGGAATGATGTTAAAGGCAGTATATGAAGATGTTACTCAGTTTAATTGCAATGATTTATATTTAAAATCAGTAGGCGCACCAGCTGGCAATAAGATCTGGTCTGCATGCCATGAAATTGCACACATGTTAATTGAAAAGAATATCTCATATGGTAACTCTGCTTTAGAGCCAGCCAGAATTTTTTCAACGGCGGATTCAACAGAACAATTAAAAGTTCGTATTGATGATAAATTAAATAGGGTAAAGAATAACCAAGGTTTTGCTGGAGACAATGATATTGATGATTTAATTGGATACTTAGTCTTATATAAGATTGCCAGAGCTAATTCAGATTGACATTTTAGTCGACTAAAAGTATAATGTATTAATGAGCGAAATAGAATTGTCAGAACATTTTGACAGAATGAACAAGGTAGTTGAGGAACTTCTAAAAGGAAGCACACCCACACAGATCGCTACAATTACAGGAATACAACGCAAAGAGGTCCTTGAGCTAATTGATGACTGGAAAAACGTTGTACATAATGATAGCAATATTAGAGATCGTGCCAGAGAAGCTATCTCAGGAGCAGATCAACACTATGCCATGCTTATCAAAGAAGCTTGGAAGACAGTAGAAGATGCAGATCAATCTGGACAATTAGCAGTTAAATCTGGGTCGTTAAAGTTAATAGCAGACATAGAAACTAAAAGAATTGCAATGCTTCAATCAATTGGTGTTCTTGAGAATAATGAAATTGCATCTCAGATTGCAGAAACAGAACGCAAGCAAGATATTCTTGTTAAAATTTTAAAAGAAACTACATCAACATGCCCTAAGTGTAAGATGGAAGTTGCAAAGAGATTATCTCAAATAACTGGAGTAATCGAGTCAGTCCCAGTAGAGGAAGCCGATGTCGTTTGAGTTTACTGACCTTATCGACATGCTTGATGGAGAGGAATTCGATGAAAAACCAGTCGATCTTAAAACGTTTGTTAGAAGTCCAGAATACCTTGGGCTTCCAGAACTTTCCGATTACCAGTATACGCTTATCGAAAAGAGTTCGCAGATCTATAAAGAATCAACCCTCATCAAATTATTTGGAGAAGAAGAAGGAAAGATAAGATTTAAACAAACTGCTAATGAGGTAGTAGCTCAATTAGGAAAAGGTTCTGGTAAAGATTACTGCTCAACTATTGCAACTTCATATATAGTATATTTACTATTATGCTTAAAAGATCCAGCTACCTATTACGGAAAACCTCCAGGAGACAGCATTGATATTATTAACATTGCTATTAACTCACAACAGGCAAGCAATGTATTCTTTAAAGGATTTAAAACAAGAATTGAAAAATCTCCCTGGTTTGCAGGAAGGTATACAGATAAAGCGGCAGAAGTTAAGTTTGATAAAGCAATAACAGTACACTCTGGCCACTCTGAACGTGAAGCATGGGAAGGATATAACGTTATTGTTGTTATCCTTGATGAGATTTCTGGGTTTGCTATTGAAAATACAACAGGACACGATCAGGCAAAAACAGGTGCAGCTATCTATGATATGTATCGTGCATCAGTAGACTCTCGTTTTCCAGACTTTGGTAAGGTTATTCTTCTTTCTTTTCCTAGATATAAAAACGATTACATACAACAAAGATATAATGCTGTTGTTGCAGATGTAGAAACAGTAGTTCGTGATCATAAATTTAAAATGGATGAAGACCTTCCAGACGGAACTCAAGGAAATGAGTTTGAGATTCAATGGGAAGAAGATCACATTATTTCATATAAGATACCTAGAGTGTATGCTTTAAAGAGACCAACTTGGGAAGTCAATCCAGTCAGAAAGATTGATGACTTTAAGGTTGCATTTTTTACAAACCCAATGGATGCCTTATCCCGTTTTGCCTGCATGCCACCAGATGCAATAGACGCATTTTTTAAGTCAAGAGAAAAAGTTGAGAAGGCGTTTAATAAAGCTCACCTAGCAGTAGATAACTTTGGCAGATTAGAAGAATGGTTTATACCAGATCCAGATAAAGAATACTTTATACACGTTGACCTTGCTCAGAAACATGATCACTGTGCAGTTGCAATGGCTCACGTTAATAAATGGGTAAACATAAAGGTGACGGATACCTATTCTCAACCAGCACCAATTGTTGAGATAGATGCAGTAAGGTACTGGACACCAACAAAAGATAAGTCTGTAGACTTTACCGAAGTAAAAGATTATATTCTTTCATTAAAGACACGAGGATTTAAAATTCGTGTATGTACTTTTGACAGATGGAATTCACATGATATGATGCAACAACTAAAACAATACGGCATCAATACAGAAATTCTATCTGTTGCTAAAAAACATTATGATGATATGGCAATGGTTGTGGCTGAAGAAAGAGTGGTTGGTCCACATATACCATTGCTTATAGACGAGCTCTGCCAGCTTAGAATTATGAGAGATAGAGTGGATCACCCAAGAAAAGGTTCTAAAGACTTAGCTGATGCTGTGTGTGGATCAATCTATAATTCAATAAGTAGAAGTAAATTTGATTCTAATTCGGAAGTAAATATACATACTTATGAATCAATGAGTTACGATAATGATTTTGGAACAGAAGCAGACGGAGAAACAAATTCATATAATATGATTAGGGCTCCAAGAATGCCAGAAAATTTAAAAGACGCAATGGACAGGATGCAAATAATATGAGTACGTATCAAGAAAAAGCAAAAGAGTGTAAATGTTGTGGAAAGCACGTTCCGCTTCCCACTGTATTAAAAGAATATAATGAAATAGTTCTTTGTCCAACTACATTCTCTAATGTAATTGAATATAAAAGAATATGGAAGCTCGCTGGGCATAGACCAATGGGCAATATTAGAAAACATTTTTCAGAATATGTTCAGCAAATAGTAGAAGAAACTATTGACAAAAATGAAGATGGCACGTTATAATATACTTCTAAGCAACAATAGCTTAGTTGGTTAAAGCCCCGAACTCATAATTCGGTAATCGTAGGTTCAAGTCCTACTTGTTGCACAAGGAGATTAAGTGAACGAAGAAGACAATGATCATAAGTTAGCATACTATATAGAAATTGGTGCAGTAAGTCTAGAGGGCATGGATGAAAGTGGAGAGCTTATATATTCAATTAGTGAAAACGCAAAAGAATTAGCACCTGAACTTTGGGAATCTCATATAGAATATGTTGATAAATCTATTATGGAATTATATGAAGCGGGCTTAGTAGAAATTGAATATGATGAAAATCTTAATGCAACAATACATATTAGTCCAGAGGGACAAAAACTTGCAAGAGAAAAAGGTCTTATAGAAATGGATATTAATCAAGATATCCCAAATGATTAAAATAAGCCTTCGTAGCTCAGCGGATAGAGCGAGACTCTTCTAAGGTCTGCGTCGCAGGTTCGATTCCTGCCGAGGGCACAATAAGTCCTTATAGCCCAGCGGTAGAGGCGGTAGACTTAAAATCTATACAGCGTTGGTTCGAATCCAACTAGGGACACAATGCGGATGTTGCATATTGGTAGTGCCTCTGCCTTCCAAGCAGAAGGGGTGAGTTCGATTCTCATCATCCGCTCCATTTCTCACTCGTCCAACGGCAGGACATCGCCCTTTGGAGGCGAGAATCGTGGTTCGAATCCATGGTGAGAAGCTAAAGGAAATGGTATACTTATAATATGGATCTATTAAATAAATTAAAGCAAACACAAGCAAATGCATTTATATTTTATACTAAGTCGCATGGCTACCATTGGAATGTAGAGGGGTTTTTATTTAAAGAACTTCATGCATTTTTTAAAGAAATATACGAAGACGTGTTTGAATCAATAGATACTTATGCAGAATGGTCACGTAAGCTAGGACAGTTAGCACCATTTGAAGTTGATGAAATTTTAAAAATTTCAAATGTTCAATATGATTTCCCAACAGGTTCTGCAATAGAAATGGTTAGAAATTTATCTGCATCTAATGATCAGATAATTTCTGATTTAAAAGAAATATTTACTTTAGCAAATGATGCTAATGAGCAAGGTTTAGCTAACTTTATAGCAGAAAGAATAGATCAACATCAATTTTGGTCTTGGCAGTTATCAGTCTCTTTAAAGACTATGGTAGCTTAAATAATAAGGAGAAATAAAATGTCAGAAGTAATTCACCCAAATGCAGCAAAAGTATTAGCAGCGGCTAAGAAGTATGCTGATGAGAAGTACACAGAAGGAACTAACAACGATACAATTTTTGGAAAGCGTTACGGAATGAATAACCAACCATGGTGTGCAATGTTTGTTTCAGGATGTTTTGATGACGCTGGAGTAGTTCATTTAGTTGCTGCTTCAACAAAGAAGGGCTTTGCATCATGCGATGCAGGAGCACAATGGTTTGCAAAGAATAAGAGAATTGTTCCGATTGGACAAGCACAAGCAGGAGATGTAGTATTCTTTAACTTTGATAAGAACCCAACAGACACAGAGCATGTTGGAATTGTTATTTCAAACGATGGAAAGAACCTTATAACATATGAAGGAAACACATCTGGAGATACAAAGGGATCACAAGCAAACGGAGATGGCGTATTTAAAAAGAAGCGTCCTTATAGCTTAGTTATGTCAGTAGCTCGCCCAGATTGGGATGCTGCTCCAAAGGCTGCAGCACCTGTAAAAAAGGCAGCAGTTAAGGCACCAGCAAAGAAGGCAAAGTAATTATGAAGAAGGTGGGACTAGTAGTCTTGGGATTGATACTAGTCCTATCAACTTCTCAAGCAGAAGCAGCAAATAAATCTTACACAACAGTACAAAAAGCAATTGATTCAATAAAGGTTGCAGATGAAGTACGTGCAGGATATGTACGTACAAAGTTTAAGCATTGGATTACAATTAGCCGTGCAGGACAATTAGGATGCGATTCACGTAAATCAGTTATTATCGATGAGGCTTTAGTTAAGCCAACAATTGGAAAAGATTGTGCGTTAACTGGCGGAAAATGGTTAAGCATTTATGATAATGTTGAAGTTACTGAAGCTGGCAAATTAGATGTAGATCACATGGTTCCTCTTGCAGAAGCTTGGGACTCTGGAGCATCAGCATGGACAGACCTTAAGAGACAACAGTATGCAAATGATATGACAGACCCAAGACATTTAATTGCGGTAACTGGATCATCAAATAGGTCTAAATCTGATCAAGATCCAGCAGACTGGGTGCCAACTAATAAATCTTACGTTTGCGAATATATTGCAAATTGGGTATCTATTAAGGTAAGATGGGAATTATCTATAGACGCTAAAGAAAAAACGGCATTAATAGCAAATTTAAAAGGATGTAAGCCAACTAAGATAGTTGTAATTCCAGTTCCATAATGATATAATATATTAGTACCTGCCAATAGGGGGTACTAATTTAACTCGCTTAAAAGGAGCAAAAATGGTAACTACAACACTGGATTTTTTTAATGATCCATTCTTTATCGGATTTAATAGAGATTTTGAAAGACTCTCAAGAATCCACAATCACTCAACACAATCAACATACCCACCATACAACGTCATCCAAATGGAAGATGAGGATAGTTTCTGCATCGAA